GTTTTATTTCCAAGTAACATTGTTCATCATACTAGTGTATATAATGGAAGTTCGGTAAGAGTTACTGTAGCTTTTGATATAAGAAATCATAAAGATTGGAAAGAGGATATATTTGATGATGTTAAATCCCACTGGATAAAAATTTAAATTACTATGGAGGTTATTTAAAATGAGAAAAGAATATAAATCAACCGGTGGTGTTTATGAAGAAGGATATCAGAGAAGTTCTCATCAAACTACGACTAATATGTCTAAGAATGAGTCCTTTGAGAAGAATGGATATCTCTTTCTTCCTGGACTTATTGCCGACCCAGAAAACCTTTATTGCGACCCTCCTCTAACTGAGAATGGTGAGCGTCTCACTGGGCAGATGAATTATCATCGTAAAGATAAGTTTACTTATATTCCTGATGAGAAGCAGGTGAATGGGTCACTGGCACGATATAATGTCCCAATGTACAAGGAGCTTCATTACCTTGTGCGTAAGGAAGTTGAGAAGCGTCTTGGTATGGACTTGCTTCCTACTTACTTCTATGACCGCTTCTATTATGTCGGTCAGCAACTGAAGCGTCACAGTGACCGACCTGCCTGTGAAGTCAGTGTGACTCTTCAGATTAGCACCAACTCTTCTAACCCTTGGCCAATTTGGTTTGAGCGTCCTGATGGTAGTGAGTCTTATGTGCTCATGGAGAATGGTGATGCTGCTGTTTATAAGGGTTGTGAGCGTGAGCACTGGCGTGATCCACTTCAATCCAAGTATAGTAAGTGGGAAAACAAGTGGCGCACATTCCGTAAGAAAGAAGACGATACTTATCATCACCAAATCTTCCTCCATTATGTAAACGCACAAGGGCCATTTGTACATCATGCCAATGACCGATAATAAGAAAGAAGGTAAAATAGAATGGCAGGATTTTTATTTACCCAACATACCGATTTATCAAACAAAACTACCGCAAGATATTTTAGATAGACTTTGGTCATATATTAACAAAGCAACAGTGACTGTTAATGATTCTCTTGCTGGAAATATTGAAAGAAGTCTTCGTCTAGATGATGAGGATAATTACTTTATGGAATATGTTGTTGGACCTATTGCCAATTTATATGTAGATCATCCTCATGCCGTAACTTGGATACAAAAAAATCATACTATAAATTCCAAGTCTCTTGTTATGAATAGATTTTGGGTTAACTTTCAAAATCAACATGAATTTAACCCAATTCATCATCATAGTGGTCTTTTATCTTTTGTTATTTGGATGAGAATTCCAACTAATCATGAAGAGCAACACTCTTTACCGATATGCAAAAACTCTAATGCTCCATTAGCATCGGACTTTCAGTTTACATATTCTGATGTGTTGGGTAATCATCAGGATTATATTATTAAGATGGGTGAATATCAAGAGGGATGGATGTTGATTTTTCCATCACACTTACGTCACCAAGTTTATCCTTTCTATAATTGCGATGAACAGAGAATTTCTATTTCCGGTAATATCTCTTGGAACTCTGAGGATTTAGATATATGATGAGTTTAATGTTTTATGTTCCTCTCTTTTCTTATGAAGTAAATGAATGGGATCGTAAAAAGAAAGCACTTCTATCCAGGATAAATCAAAATAAGTTTGATTATTATGCGGCAAATACTTTTCAAACAGATCGCCATTCTAAAAAGAATAGGTATGCTTTAGATTTTGAAAATATTTTTTCGGAAGAACTGGAAAAATTTAAAACAGAGGCAGAACTTCAATACTTAAGAGTCACTGATATATGGACTCTTAAGTATACTAAGAAGAATGAAAATCATTGTCCACACAACCATAGGTCGATTGGATACACGGGTTTAATGTATCTTGAATATGATGATAAGATACATCAACCAACAAAGTTTATTGGTCCTTGGAATGATCCAGTAAAAGACACTACCCAATTGGCAATGATTCCAAATCCTAAAGAAGGTGTAATGTACATTTGGCCGAGTGTTTTAGTACACTATGCTGATGCTATGAAAACTAACAAACTTCGCATGATAACCTCTTGGGATATGGATGTTAAATAGTACATACTTTTATAAGCAATCATGAATTTCGCAGTTTATTCAAAAGAAAATTGCCCATACTGTCACAAGGTAAAATCGGTATTGGAGTTGACAGGAAGCAACTTTGTCGTGTATACTCTTGGTGAGGACTTTACTAAAGAAGAGTTCTATGCCGAGTTTGGAGAAGGATCAACTTTTCCTCAGGTAATTTGTGATGATAAAAAACTAGGAGGATCAGTTGACACAATCCAATTCCTCAAAGAACAACAACTTGTCTGACGATAACATAAATAAAAATAAGATCCACATTAATCGTGGTGTTGAACTTATTCTTCATGGAGGTAAAAGGAAGCAAACTCAACCGTTCCACATCATCTTTGAGAAGATGGTTTGCTTTCTAAATCGGGAAGTTACCATCTATTTTGAATTTTCCTTTAAGTCAAGGAAGAAAAAAGTAGTTTCCCGAGGTAAAAGAAATGCTCGCAGTTAGTTTAGTTTTTGGCTCCTTTCTAACCGTATTGTTTCTAATAGTGGGAGTAATGGCAGGTTGGGTGGCAAGAGAATACATGATGAACTATCGGGAAATTCCAAGACCTCACCCCGAAATGTTTGATGGACAAGGGAACTTAATCCCAGATGAGGTGATCGCATTTAACTTTGAAAACTATCATGACTACGAAACCAACGACGACGAAGAAGACGAGTAGAGCAAAGACCACTACTCCAAAAACTCCAGCAAAACCAAAGGCAGCAGAGAAACCCATTCCCGATCTCCCTACAAATCCTTTTGTGTATGAGATTTTGAATGTTGTTTCTTCTCAGAGAACGGCAGCAAGAAAGGTTGAAGCACTGCGTAAGTTCAATGATGCTGCCACCAAGGTTGTGCTTATCTGGAACTTTGATGAGAGTGTGATTAGTTTGCTTCCTCCTGGGGATGTTCCTTATGCTGCCACGAGTGAGCAGAACTCTTTCAGTGGAACTCTATCAGAGAAAGTTAATGATGCTGTCTCTAAGATGAGTGAGTTGGGATCTAACTCTCTTGGATCTCAGGATCAAGGTAAATCATCTATTCGTAAAGAGTACCAACGTTTCTACAACTTTGTTAAGGGTGGTAACGATGGATTGAGTTCTCTTCGTAGAGAGACCATGTTTATCAACATTCTTCAAGGACTTCATCCACTGGAAGCAGAGATCCTTATTCTGACTAAGGATAAGAAACTTGGAGAAAAGTATAAGATTACTAGAGAAATTGTTGCGGAAGCCTATCCAGAAATCAAGTGGGGTGGACGTTCTTGATATGGGAAAGGGTATTAATATTATTCATGTAAACTGCGACCCTTCATTTGCCGATGATAAGAGTCTTCCACGAGATTCTTATCTTGTCACCTATGGTGACAATGACGAAGAGAAGTGTGATGTGGTTCAGGGACTTCGTTCTGATATCTTTGATCAGTACTGGGACAAGTATCGTGATGTTCGTGGAATGAAATGGACTGAAGGTACGGTCAATCCAAAGTCATGGGGATACAGCGCACCCGAAAAGAAAAAGCGAAAGTGATTTCCCAGATCGGCGGAAAAAATCCCGGCAAAATTTTCAACCCTTAAGGTTTCGTAAAATTGTATCGTATTTTACAGACCGATATTGCTAAATATGAGCAACAAGGGTTATAATACCCTTACGTTCATTCGCTATTTCCGAATAGCGAACGGAAGTAAGCCGACTCGGAACGGAATCGTTCATCTATGGAAGTACTTCTTTTAACCTGCCTTCAAGCAAATCTTGCAGTGAAACGGGTGTATGCTCTCGAAACATTAAACGACCAACAAAAGGAAGAAATTGTTTTTGAGATTAAGAAGGTTTCTAAGAAAAAGTGCTTCATAGACGCAAAAGCCGACTGAAGGAACGCTCTTTAACCTAAAAAACTAAGGAGAACCCTAATGTCTAAAGTCGTTTACAGAGGAGTTGAATACGATACTCAAAAGCGTATCGAATATCAACAGCAAATGATGCAGCAACCTCAGCAACAAAATGAAGTCTATCGTGGCGTCAAGTTTGTAAAAGAGGGGCATAAGTGATGCAGAAACTCAATTTTCTTCAACTCATCAAAGAGAAGAAGCAAAAAGAAGATCGTCGCCATCAAGCACAACTAGCACAACTAGTTGGAGCAGGAAAATGATTGCCACTATTGCCGCAATCACTGGAGCATCAACGGCATTTATTTTTTTAATTTATGCTGAAATAATGTTGCTGAGTAAGTAATGGAAAACTACACATATCATCATGATGATATGGATAAAGATAACAGACCACCTGCTTGCTATCAACTAACTTATAGAGGATGTAAGTATTGGTCATGTTATCAAGTTCATTTAAGAGATTGGTTTGAAAAAATGATTACTTTTGAACCAATTTTTAACAGGAGGGGTTGACTACCCCTCTTTTTTTGTGTAAAATGAGTTGAGAGAACAGTATCTTATGGACAAAGAAAAACTCAAACTTATCGTCCGTAATCTTGAATTACTCGTAGACTCTCTCAAAGCAGAAGTGTATTCTGATACTCAGAGTTATCTTAATTACGATGAAGTAAAAGGAGCACTACACGATTACGACGAAATTTTCGATGACGATGATGGATACCCCGACTAACAGAGCAAGAAAACTTGTAAAACTTCTTGAACGTCTTGTAAAGCAAGAACACCTCTACACGACTGAAAAAATCATTGAAATGAAAGCACAGTTGCGAGTTGTGAAGGAAGAACTCGCAGAATTAGAAAAGAAAACTTCAAAAGGATTTGGTAAATGAGTGTAAAACTGATTAGCGTAACCCCTGATGCTGAGCAGACAATGGCATATGTTGCCCGTGTCTCAAATCCCAACAATCAGGAAAATCCCAACTACGCAAAACTGCTTGCTTATTGTATTAAACACAACCACTGGTCTGTGTTTGAGCAGAGTTTTATGACTCTGGAAATCGAAACTACCCGTGGACTGGCGGCACAAATTCTCCGTCACCGTTCGTTTACTTATCAAGAGTTTTCTCAACGCTATGCGGACTCTTCTCTTCTGAGTGATTACATTCCTGTTCCCGATCTCCGTAGGCAGGACACCAAGAACCGTCAGAACTCGATCGATGATATTGGTGAGTATGAGAAACTCGGTCTTCAGAGTAAAATTCAAGAGCACTTTGCGGAGGGTATGCGCCTCTACAAGCAACTTCTTGCTCACGGTGTGGCAAAAGAGTGTGCTCGTTTTGTACTGCCTCTGGCAACGCCTACACGCATCTATATGAGTGGTTCCTGTCGTAGTTGGATTCATTATATTCAACTTCGTTCTTCAAATGGCACTCAGAAAGAGCACATGGAGATTGCTGAAGAGTGTAAGAAGATCTTTGCTCAACAGTTCCCTACAGTTGCCGAAGCACTGGAGTGGGTCTAAATAAATTATCTTGAATTTCTAACAATGGCAACGTACCCCGTAGTGAATACAAAAACTGGAGAACAAAAAGAAGTTGTCCTTAGCGTCCATGATTGGGATCAATGGAAGAAGGATAATCCAGAATGGACTCGTGATTGGTCCGACCCATCCACTTGCCCACAACCTGGGGAAGTTGGTGAGTGGCGAGATAAACTCGTCGCTAAAAATCCTGGTTGGAATGATGTTCTGGCAAAAGCACAAAAAGCACCTGGCTCTCGCGTAAAGAAAATCTAGTATGGCAAGAAGAAAGAGATCATCTGCAGAGCAACCTATCGGGGTTGGTCTCACGGCAAAGCAGATGAAGAGGAGAAAACCTCTTAATGCTGAATATCTTGTTGATATTGAACCTCTTACAGAAAATCAAAAAACTCTGTTTGAGTCTTATAATGATGGAAAACACATCGTTGCCTATGGATGTGCTGGAACTGGTAAAACCTTTATTACCTTATATAATGCGCTCCAAGATGTTTTAAATGAAGAAACACCATACGAAAGAGTTTATCTCGTTCGTTCTCTCGTAGCAACTCGTGAGATTGGTTTCCTTCCTGGTTCTCATGAAGATAAGGCAGACATTTACCAAATTCCATATAAGAATATGGTGAAGTATATGTTCCAGATGCCTTCTGATGCTGACTTCGAGATGCTGTATGGCAATCTTAAGTCCCAGGAAACCATTAAGTTCTGGTCCACTTCATTCCTTCGTGGAACAACTCTTGATAACTCAATTGTTATCGTTGATGAATTTCAAAACTTGAATTTTCACGAATTAGATAGTATAATTACTCGTGTTGGTGAAAATACGAAAATTTGTTTCTGTGGTGATGCTACTCAGTCTGACCTACAAAAAACAAATGAGCGTAACGGTATTATTGATTTTATGAAGATCCTAAGAGCAATGCCATCCTTCGATTTGATTGAATTTGGAGTTGATGATATTGTACGCTCTGGTCTTGTTAAGGAGTACATTATCGCTAAAATAGAAGCAGGTTTTTAATGTTTAATCATGTTGATATTAGTCTTCCTCAACTTGAGAGGGAGACTATTGACGGAGTTCGTTATTACAAAGTTCCTACAGAAGAAGAACTTCTCCGACTGGTCTCCATCACTTCGGTGACCAGTCATTTTAATAAGGAGATTTTCGTCAACTGGAGAAAGAAAGTTGGTGATGAAGAAGCAGATCGTGTCACAAAGGCAGCAACAAGTCGTGGCACAGATATGCATACTTTGGTAGAGCATCATCTTAAAAATGATGAACTTCCAAAAGTTCAACCAATTTCTGATTTTCTGTTCAAGATCGCAAAAACAGACTTAAATCGTATAAATAATATATACGCTCTGGAAGGGTCCCTATATAGTAAGCAATTGGGAATTGCTGGGACAGTTGATTGTATTGCCGAATATGACGGCGAGTTAGCGATAATCGACTTTAAGACTTCTAAAAAACCAAAACCACGTGAGTGGATCGAACACTACTTTGTTCAATGTATGGCATATGGTTGTATGCTTTACGAACTGACTGGTATTTCAGTCAAAAAACTGGTAATCATTATGGCTTGTGAAAATGGAGAATGCGTCGTCTATGAAGAACGAGACAAATCAAAATACATCAAACTTCTCACCCAATACATTAGAAAGTTTGTTAGAGATAAACTGGAACTCTATGGAACCGAATAAAGAACTGGAACAGGCGATAGAAAGTAAGTTTTTAACTCCTTCGAAGTTTGCTCTTGAAATTGAAAAGATTGTAGCAGAGGAAAACCTCAACTATATTGATGCGATTGTTCACTATTGCGAAATCAATAGTCTTGAGGTAGAATCTGTTGTAAAACTCGTTTCAAAACCTTTGAAAGAGAGATTGAAGTGGGACGCAACGCGTCTTAACTTCATGAAACGAACTTCTAGAGCAAAATTACCACTATGATTTCTCGTGATGATCTCATGCACCATCGCCTACAAGCATGGTTGCGTGAAAATAAATGCGATGATTTAGAGTATCTGGGTTTCTATCCAGATACTCTTGGTGTAGATAAACATTGGTATCGCATTGCTGATCATGAAGTTACTGTTGATTGTATTGAAGATCTTGAGTTAGTCGATGTTGAAAGTGACCCCGTTTGAAACCTATCAACACTATTTGTCGTTGAAGAACCATTTTACAAATCCCAAATACGATTTCTTTAAGTATGGTGCGAAGACTCGTGCTAGTGTAACTTCTTTCAATAAAAGAAAGGACAAATACTGGTTCGAGAAAACATCCCGCAAGTATTCCGATAAAGAAGTTGTAGATTTTCTCGTATCAAATTTTGTATCTGCCGATAACCCACAAAACCTATGGATTGGAGAAATTATCAATTCTGGCGAAAGAAACTATTCCGAGTGGATGAAACGCCAACAGAGTTTGACATACTTGTTCAAAGAGCAAAGCAGCGAATTGTTATCGGAGAACGAGTTAGAGAGTTTGTTCAATTGTACCAAAGGACACCCGACGATTCTCAAAAAGTTTCTAAGCGGGCAGTTGTCGCTAGAAACCTTCACAATCTACGAAAAAATATTTGGTTTCTCAAAAAACTTTGATAAGAAGTTGACTGATCCGGTGTGGGAAACCGTCAGTTTGAAACTGAAAAAATATTCCCCATTCCTAAATATTGACGTGTTCAACTACAAAAAGATTTTGCGGTCTATCATCGATGAGTGAGTTTTTCAAATCTGATATTATTCAGGACGAACTGAAAGAGATTAATAAACTTCAAGAAGAAATTTACGGAAGTATCTTGACTTTTGGAGCAATGGACCGTGAGACCAAGTTGACACACATTGAAAAACTCCAAAGCTTGCTAGAAAAGCAGAGAGTGATGTATACTAGGTTATCCCTTTCGGACGACCCAATAGCGGTTGAGATGAAAGAGAATCTACGCAAGTCGGTGGCACTGATGGGTTTTCCACCAGAAACCGATATGCAAGTTTTATTCAATAGTATGAACCAGACCATTGAATCCCTCAAGCAATACCTTGACGCCTGAGGACAACGCTGTTATACTATCCGAGTAATCCCCCGAATCCAATTAATCCGAGGTAATCCAAATGTCTTTCGCAGACCTTAAAAAGCAATCGAAACTTGGCAACCTGACCGCAAAACTGGTCAAGGAAGTCGAAAAAATGAATACTAACGGTTCATCCTCTGGCGATGACCGTCTCTGGAAACTGGAATGTGATAAGAGCGGCAATGGTTATGCCGTTATCCGTTTCCTGCCTGCTCCGAATGGTGAGGACCTGCCGTTCGTGAAACTCTACAGTCACGCCTTCCAAGGTCCTGGTGGTTGGTATATTGAGAACTCTCTGACTACTCTGGGTCAGAAGGATCCTGTGTCTGAGCACAACACGATGCTCTGGAATAATGGCACCGATGCTGGCAAGGAGCAAGCACGTAAGCAAAAGCGTAAACTGACTTATGTTGCCAACATCTATGTTGTGAAGGATCCTGCCAATCCTGCCAACGAAGGTAAAGTCTTCCTGTTCAAGTTCGGTAAGAAGATCTTCGACAAACTCACTGCCGCAATGCAACCCGAGTTTGAGGACGAGGAAGCAATCGATCCGTTTGACTTCTGGCAAGGTGCCAACTTCAAACTGAAGGCAAAGAACGTTGCTGGTTATCGCAACTACGACTCTTCTGAGTTTGCTCGCCAGGAAGCACTTCTGGACGATGATGACGCAATGGAAGCAGTGTGGAAGAAGCAGTATTCCCTTGCTGAACTGGTTGCTGCTGATCAGTTCAAGTCCTATGATGATCTGAAGAAGCGCCTGGACTATGTTCTCGGCACTAAGGGTACTCCTCGTTACCAGGATCCCGAAGAGTTTGATGAGGAAGAGAACACCCGTGGTTCTTCCCGTGAACTCACCGAAGATCTCCGTGATCAACTGTCTTCTCCGAAACCCACTCGTACCATTTCCTCCTCCGATGAAGACGAGGATGATGATGCTCTCTCCTACTTCGCACGCCTTGCCGACGAGTGAAATCTGATTACACAATAGACCGTGTAAGCAAATCCGAAGCCGCAGAGTTACTTCTGCGGTTTCATTATCTTAAGGACTTTTCGAAGTCCTTTAAGTCTGGATATAATTACGGTCTATATGAAACTAATGATTTTAGTCCACTGAATATTGGTGGGATTAAGGGAGTCTGTATCTTTACAGGTCTCCCTGTTCCCGAAGTCGCACAAGGAGCATTTGGTTTAAAGAGAGATGAACAAGAAGGACTGTTTGAACTTTCACGACTTTGTATACACCCTGACACACAACAAGGAGAATACAATATTACATCATGGTTTGTATCGAGATGTATCAGACAACTACGCAGAGAAACAAAAGTTCGGGCGATCATTAGTTATGCTGATAGCGACTTTCACGGCGGCACAATTTATCGTGCTTGTAACTTTCGCTATTGTGGGCTTACAGACGCAAAAAAAGATTTCTACTATGCTGATGGCACCAAGCATTCAAGAGGTAAAATAAAAGGTGCCGAGGGAGAATGGAAAGAACGCTCCCGCAAGCACCGTTATGTTATGGTATTTGATAAGAGTCTAGAACTCTTATGGCATAGTGATGTTTAGGTTTTCAGTCTTGATATTTCTTTCATCAATATACTGAGAAGAACGATCATAGATCATGATCTGCCTCATATCATTCAGGAACTGCTGTAGATATGATGGTTTGAGTAGATAGATGCTTCTCTTTTCATCGTTCTTACGAACTTCGTACTCATAGTTACTAATCCCAGTAACTGGATTTAAAGTTGTTAGTGGATTATTGGGATTTGGGATAGTGAAGTTACCATCAACAACTTTACCTGCTGGAAGAATTAAGCGACCACTGGAGTCTTTAACTTGTGTGGTTTCATAATGACGAGTTTCGTTCAGATCAGTATCATATTTCTCGTAGCAGTATCTGTACAGATCTCGATCTGATAATGGCCATTCATCTCGAACATTGATAATCCCAGCAGTTAGAAGGACAACCCAATCTAGTTGAGCATCACCATAAAACTCTTCGGCAACGAGTTCTGGTCTTGATCCTTCTGGGATTTCGTATTTGTTGAAGAGAGTAAAAACATTTTGAAGATCATCTCTTAGTTTGACTCTACGAAAGAGGTTCTTGACCTCAATGTAATTGAGAGATGAATTCTTATCAGAAAGATAAGAAGGATATAATAGATTTGGAAGTTCTCTAAAGTATCCCATTTTAGTATCCTACTCCTGGTCCAGAGTTGGCAAGATTATAATCCTCATTATAAATTGGTTCTAATTCTTTAAAGGTTAAATCCATAATCATCGAAACTGGCGACTTTAAATTACCAGCATAGGTGGCATAAACGTTTTCTCCAGTATAATTAACCGACATATCCGTAAGAGCACATTGTTTAAACTTATGTAAAAACGGGTGCTCTGTAATTCCACTTTTATAATGTAATTCAAATACGTTTGGTGCTTTTAAAAAATATTGATTTGATCCTGTTTTTGGTGCCATATTTTGTTTTAGAGATCTTATTATTAGTTGAACCTGCTCTGCTTCTTTTTCACTTCTAGGAGTTAATTTGAAAGAAAATTTAAAAGATCTCAAAGTTACTCCATTAAAGAGAAGTTCCATGTTTGGATTTAAAATTTCTCCCTGTTGCCTGGCAAAAAGTTGATCAACCGTTATATTTCCGCCAAAAATTCCAACTGCTTGTGCTGCCAATGCTTTATTCATTGTTGATAAC